AAAGAAAATACAAAAAGGAAGAGTTAAAGCTACCTTATATTCCCGACAACGAAGCATCAGATCCACAAAGTTGGTCTGATAATCCAGAAGACTATCTAACATGACAAACATCAATCCGTTATTATCAAATTGTTACAAATTTATTATAGACAGAGGAGATAGTAAACTTGAGTTGTTTGGGCAAACCGTTTCTTTACCCGGTATTCAATTAAGTGTGAGTCCACAACCAACTACTCTTGGTGTTCAAATTCCAGTTGCTACAAATACATTTACATTTGAATCACTTATTCTAGAATTTATTGTAGATGAAAATATCGAAAACTGGAAAAGCATATATGATTGGATGTCATCTATCGGTAATATTTCTAACGATACAGATAATGAAATGTATAGGACATGGGCAACAACTGCATATCTACAAGTTCTTGGATCTAATTATTACCCGATCAACAAAACTGCAGTGTTTCATTATGTAATTCCTACTGCTCTGAGTGCTCTTACTTTTAGATCTGATCTTGGTGACAGTACACCAATGAAAGCAAGAGTTACGTTTAGCTATTCATATTACGATTTTGATTAATTTTTAAAAACATACAAACCAATGAAAAACCCTCGGGTGTTTAGCCCGAGGGTTTTTGTTTTTAAACTCTATCTTACGTATTAGTTACCGTAAGTGTTACCATGCAGACCATTGACGCGGGTGAGGCGGTAGTACTGATTAGCACCAGACTGATTGGTGAAATCTGAACCATATGGTGTACCATCGTTCTTGAGAACGTATGGGTTTGCAACCATACCGTAACGTGTCTTAAACGCAATACGAGGTTGGAAGGTACCCGGATCAATAGCTCTCATCATTTGGAGTGGAACGTATGGGCAGTAGAATACACCTGCATCATACGGAGACTCGCCCTTATAACCAACGCAGAAGAAGTTTACACCAAGCTGTGAATACGGATCAATGTAAACTTTCAGCTTGCCGTTGAGTAGACCAGCAAAAGTGCTACCGGTATCATCAACTGCGAGTTGGGTATTAATGGCTGGTGAGAGATTCAAGAAGCCTGACATGGCGAGTGCACTGGCGACATCGGAAGATACGATGACGAAGTTACCCTTACCACGACGGGTTTCCTTAGCGATGGCATTGCATTCACGTTCGATCTGGAAGACCAGACCACGGAAACGTTCAGCAGACCAACGACCATCTGAATCTAGATCCAGATTGTAGGTACCAGCACCAGTAATATCAGTTTGCTGTGTACCAGTCTTAGCAACCCAGTAGATGGAACGAACGATTTCGCGATTAATTTCAGCAAGAATTTCAGTGCTGAGAAGATTTGCGAGTTCGGCTTCAGCGTCAAGACCGTGAACAGCCTTAAGATCTTGTGCCAATTCGACTGTGTACCCTGCACTCAGTGCACGGCTACCTGCTGCTACAGCAACACGGTCAATCGTAAAGGACATCTTATTCATGACGTTTGTTGCAGAAGTTGATGCAGCATAATCTAAATTTTCGCCAGATGAAGTTAACATTGCTCTCATTGAGTCAAAGTTGACTTGTGCTTTGGCGTTGATAAAGTTACCTGTATTGTTTGCTGCAAAATACGAAGCACCAGTTGTTCCGTATGGGTTTACACCAGTATTAACTGATGATGTACCACCGGCTGCAGTGAAGCCACCAGACGGACCAGATACACCAGAGAAACGAGGATCTGGTTCCTGGAATTGAGCTTCATTACCAACACCTGGAAGAGAACTGTCACCATACTTGGCACGCATCGCAAAGATGAGTCCAGTTGGTGCAGTCATCGGTTGAACGCCACAAATGTCATATGCCATCAAATTCGGCATAGCACGACGAACAAGACTGATAAGAATTGGATCGTAACCACGGATACCACCTTGGGCGGTACCAGAAACTACACCACCAATATCAGATCCTGTTGCCATACCTTCAGAGAGGTATTGGTCGCGCATATTCTGCTCTTGATTCTCAAGTAGAACTGCGGTAACTTTAGTTTTCCATTCATTGCCAATTGAAGGAAGTGCCTCGTGCTTAAGCACGGGATTCCATTTTTCAGTTAAAATATCATACGGGGTTTCATCTCGGTAACTCATTTTATTAGTATCTCCTGTGGATTAAAATTATTTAGTAAATTTAAAGTTTCTTATTCAAACGGTCTAAGGTGTGGGTGTAATTCTCGATTAGAGTGGTTGGTACACTTGCAGCCTTGCTAAATGTCATTTCCGGAACATACTGTTCTGGAATGGCAACTCTGCTGCCAAGGTAGTGTTCCTTGAGAGTAGAGAGTTTAGTTTTATATTCTTCTAGGGTGCTAAACTCAATATTTTCAATGAGTGAAGCAAGCTTTTCAATCTGAGTGTCAGCAAGATCCTTAGTTTCATTTACAAAGATACCAGCGCATTCAGAGATAAGAAGTTGTTTCTTGAGAGCAATGTTCTCATTCAGAACATGGTTGAGGTCGCCTTGAAGGTTTGAGGTCTGTTCATAGAGACCATCAATGACATTGTACTTCTCGGCAGGAACATCAACGTAATGCATTTCAAAGAGTTTCTTAAGACCCAAGATAAAGTTTTCAGCCAAGGTAGATTTGATACCACCTTCAACGGCTAATTGGTTATCTTGCATCCACTCTTCGACTACGTAATCTAGATAGTCATCAATTTTTTCGGTAAGGTTAACGGTGATTTCACCAAGCTTAGATTCAAAGTTTTCTTGAAGAGCTGGTGCAATCTCGTTAGCAATAGCCTTTAATTTTTGGTCAACTGCTGACTCAAAAATTGTCTTGGCTTGGATGAAGAAGTTTTCAGATACATTTACTTCGGCCAAAAGTGAACGGATGCTATTCTCAAAATCAATTGCCTCTTGCATCTCTTCTTCGTCTTCTTCTTCTGTTGCGTATTGATCATTATTTACAGCTGCCTGTGGACTTCTGGAAGCTGTGTGCGCCTGATGAATACCCGCTGGGGCAACAGGTTGTGCGATAAAGCTAGTAGCACCATTGGAAGCATAACCACCTCTACCAGTTGCATCGTAGGTAAAGTCTTGTTGTGCGCCTACGTTTTCCTTGATAATGCTCATTAAATAGTCGTTATTTGATTGTTTGCTCATGTTGATCCTTTATACCTTATTATTTAGTTAATTATGTGAGTTCAGTATTTTTCAATACTTTGTGAATTATTATGGTGTTGATTTGGGTTTAAGAAAACCAGCAATAGTATCTGCTAGTGAAGTTTTTGGTGCTAGAGGAATATATGCATTTGGACCAAGATTTTTATAAAAATTACTAACGTTTGACATACTTCTAACACCCTCTTGTTGAGCTCTTCTATTGGCTAACAATGTATCTTTTATACTCAGGGCAGCGTCTGCAGTATGTTCAAGAGCATTTCCTACAACTCTTGCTGAACCTGCACCTTGTATTCCTTTACCCATATTTAATGTTGTATCTACAGCAAATTGCCCAGCTTCTGCGGCAACGTGCCCTACTTTATTAGGCTGTCCCATTACACGTGGATCTACACCTGGATAAATTTTCTTTTTTCCACTTGGTGCAGTCTTTGGTTTACCGGATTTTGTGTCTAATAATTTGTTTACACCAAGTTTTGTTTTCAGTAATTCTTCCGTTGATGGCGTTGCCCCGCCAGACTTAGACGAACCACCAAGGCCAGTTGCTTCGGAAATATAATATAAAAGTTTTAAGGAGGAATATCTCATATGCTTTTTAAGAATTTCTTGAACACGTGAATCATGTTCTTTTCAAGATTTCGGCTTGAACTTTTCTTGATTATCTGATGATAGGACTCAATAACTTGTGGTTGAAGAATACCGTTTTCCCAGACCCATTCTTTGCCTTCCATGATTCCGTTTACGAAAGCATTTGGGGCAGAAGGATCAGCAACGATATCAATGGCTGCTAACATGAAATCTTCTTGAACTTCTTGATATCCACCACGTGATTTGAGTGAACCCATACCACGACTAGATACACCAAGTTTAGCTCCTTCGGCAATAAGGTTTTTAACAATATCACCCATTGGGGTTTTAAGAACCTTTGCACGACCAATGATATCTCTACCAGATTCATTGAGTGATTTGACCATGTGTGATACACGATCAAGATTTACCGTTGGACCAGTTGGATGGTTTAACTCACCCAATGCACGACCCTTATCGACATATTCACGAATATATCGACGGCACTCTTTGATTAAAGTTGGGGTAGGATATACTCGACCATTGCGGTTCTGTACTTCACTTTGAAGAAATACTCCTTCAATGTAATAATCCTTACCACCGTCTTTATTGCTTTCCTCAATGTATTTTACATCTTCTACTAGTTCGGTGATAAGTTTCATGTTTAGTACGCTCCGTAACTACGAGCTTGGCGGTCATTTTGGAAATCTTGTGGCATTTCTTCGCCTTCTTCGGTTTCCTCTTCTTCATCAGTTTCATCGGCTTCTTCTTCGCCCTCTAGTTCTTCTTCAGTTTCATCTGCTTCAGAAAGGGTGAACATGGTCTTAGAAACATCTTGATACTCTTCTTCAAGACGAACAGATAATTTTTCAAGTAAAACTTGATTAACTATTTGACGAAAATCTACTGCGTTTTCGTTAACGATTGATTCGATCAGGGCTAGTTTGTCGGTCATTTTGTGAGTCCTTTTACTTTTTTAGCAAATTCCAAAGTTTGTTTAAAGTGCTGCTGATTCTCAAATAAATTTTTTGCCATAAGTTTTTGATTGTCTTGGCTGAGTTGGTCAAAAAGCATTTTAATTGGTTTAATATCATTTTCAGAAATATTTAGAATAGATGCATTTTTAAATTGCATTTTTATATTTTTTTGTGATTCTGTGTGGGTAATAGTTTCTATCAATTGCTTAATGTCATCGTTGACATCCACAGTCTTATCCACTGGTTCTTTTACAATAGATTCAAAAATTTTGATAGATAAATTCTTACAAATTTCTTGTTTTCTGTTTTCTAATTCTTGCATGAGACCTTCGGCAAATAGGTCTTCGTTTCCTTCTGAAAGTTCACCAATAAGTTTTTGAATTCTTAGTGGGCTCATCATGTGGCGGCTGCTTCCTCTGGTGGGACTCCTGCTGCTTGTTGTTGGGCAGCAAGAACAGCTTGTTCAGCCTGTAGTTTCATGTTATCTTCTTGGATCTCCATATCCATAAACTTAATCTGTTCATCTGTAAGATGTAAAACATGTTTCTTGATATAGTTACTTGAGATATATTTTCCAACATAACTCTCAGCTATAGAAACCATTTTTAATCTTTCAGAAAGAATTTCAGCTTCTTTCAGATCCCAGAAATAATTATCAGTATTAAATTCAAATTGGAAATAATACTTTACTGCATTCCAATCTTCTTCTGTTAATGTGCCAGTTAGCAATAGTTCAACACGTAATGTGTGTAAAAAGATTTGACTAAACTGATGTCTTAGACGCTCAATGAACTTATAGAATTTAAGTTCTTCTCTTGAGATCTCAGAAGACCTTCCCATATTAAAACCACTACTAGCATCAAGTCTACTACTCGGAACATTTAGTGCCGCGAACAACTTCTTTTTGAAGTAGTCAACGTCTTCGATTTGCGACATGGCTTGTCCGCCTGGCAACACTTGGATTTCTGTTCCTTTGGAGCCTTCTCTACGTGGAATCCAATAATCTTCAAGAACCGATAGAAAATTTTTATCATCTTTAATTTCTCCTGTACCCTGGTTATATACAATCTTGTTTCTGAATCGTGACATCATATCACGAAGATATTGTTCAGCTTTTTGTTTAGGTAACTGACCAACATCGACGTAAAATGCTCTACGTTCAGGTGCACGAGCAACACGATATACCATCAAGGCATCTTCAAGTTGTCGAAGCATATTCACTGGACGAATGGCTTTATGTAAATATCCAATTACACGTTTAGTGTTTAAATCAACCATTCCAGAGTGAACATATGAAATGGCATCTTTAGAAATTTTAATTCCTTGATTTGGAGTTGTGATGTACGAATCTTTATCTGTATTAGAATATAGATAAAACTCCTCAATATTTTTAATTAAAGCAACCGTACCAGAAGCTACACTTGCTGCTTCTTTTTCTATATTTTTAATTTTCTTAGTTTTTAACGGATCCAAAGGAATCAATTCCTTGATACCTTCTTTTGGATTCTTTTCGTCAATAATAATATAATAAAATAATTTACCATCGACGTACCAACGTCTAAAAACTTCATACGCTTTAGCATTAAAATCAAGCATCTTTAGAATGCGATCAAAGCTATTATGTATTTTACGTTTTACTTGATCTGATAACGGAACAGTTGTAAGATCTAATTTAATAGGTTTACGATCTGTACCCCAGACAATAGATGCGTTTACAATTTCATCAACAGCCGCATCTACCTCTGGGTAGAGTGACATATTTCTGTATTGAACAATATTTGCATTTTCGTCTTTAAGTGTTGTAGAATAGTCGATGTATGTACCGAATACACCACCGGCTTCTACTGCTACAGTACCATCAAAGTCTTCTGTAGCAACTAATCGCTTCGGTCCCATCATTACATCTGGGGACTCTTCCGGGCGTTTCTTTCCAAATTCAAATCCAAAAAATTCTATAGCCATGTTGATCTTTCACAATATTTAGGTACAATTAAATCAAGTTTTTTATTTAAACACCAGTAATGTCAATATCATCGTATAACATGACAACAGAAAAAGTATTCAAAAAATTTCTATTTGTCATATTATGATCAATGGCACTAACAGTTTTTGGCCAGCAACCATTCATAGTAAAGGTTTTTATGCTATTACCATTTAAATCTAAATGATCAATTTTCCAAGTTTGTTTATAATTAGTATAAGATGGTGACTCTGTTGTTGTACTATTAGTTGTATGATTATTGATATTATTATGCCAAATTGAAAACTTTTTCCATAAACTAGCAACTGCACTAGTTCCACCACCACCGGGAGTAGCAACAGTAGTCTCTACATCATCGTAAATAGATATTTGCCAAGGAGCATATTGTCTATCACCAGGAATATGTAATTTTCTGCCATAACCATGTAATTCTAATGTTATATTAGTTATAGGTGGAATAAAAGTAGATCTTATGTGAAATGGTATTGGAGTAGTGGCAGTAGTGTTTTGACCAGTCTCTGATAACCCAATACCCCCACTAACCAAAAATCGGTTTGCGCGAGTACCTCCAGCAAATGCAGTTTTAAATGATGATAGATCCATGTTTATATACCTGTATTAATCTGATAATAATCATATGTAAACGTTACACTGAATGAAACTAAACTACCACCTTCACCCATATCTAAACCAATTTGACCTACTTCAGATGGCCATGCATGTTTTAAAGTAATTGTTCTAATTTCAGTATGTCCTGTATCAGTAGCACTACCACCACTACTGGGATTATGTAATTGATTAAACGTAATATTACATAAATTTTTACCAGCAGCTGCTGAATACGTTGGGTCATCAACAGTATTATTTTTATGTGAACTTAATAAATCAGCCCATTGTTGAAATGCTAACCACGCTGTCTTAGTTCCTGTATCATCAATAAAGGTAACAGTCCATGGTTTGTAGTCTCGGTCACCAGCATAATGTGCTACACGTCCACGGTATGGTATTGAAATACTACCCAATTCTGCTTCTGGTAGTTTTGCTGCAGTTGCATGATAAATTACAGTAGTTGGGGCTGCATCAACATCTGTAGGCCAAACAAGTTCAACATTAAATCTGTTGGCTCGTGTTCCACCTTTAAATCCATTTTTAAAATCTGAAATTTTTTGATTATCAGCCATTTAAGAACCTTTAATTTATATTAGATGCACTGACTGTTAAAGTATATCCAGTAATATTTGAAGTACCATTAAATGTTGACCCAAATGATGCTTGCTTTGGATAGAACGTAACGTCTACAGTTATTAAAGTATCATTTGAAGTAACTGGATTTACTACTACTGTTGTAGTACCTGTAAATAGTGAATTTCTTAACCCAGAATTATTATCAATTGCATTTTTAATATTAAGTTCTATTGTTGTACGAGTACCAAGATTATTAAGTACGTTGGGTGGATTGACATAAACATCTAAAATGTCTTGTGCAATTTTCGTGATTACACGTTTCATTGACGTGACACCAATTCTATCATCTATGTTATTTTCTAGTGATGTTGCCCCAACTAAATCTGTAGATAAAATATATCCATTAGTTCCTTGAACGTAGAAATTAATACGTTTTGCGCGTAATTTGATAGCATCACCACTATTACTATTAATTGTTGGTGTTATACTGTCAACATTTAAAACTTTAGAATTTACATTACCTACAGACGATTGATAAATACTATCATTTGCTTTTGCTCTTTGTATTGAACCAGCTACATCTGCAACTAGAGGAATTTCTAATATAAGAGTCTTAGTTGCAGGATGTCCAAAGTTGTTACTCTGGATTGTGCGTTTTTTCTTTCCTATTACACACATCAATCTATTAAGATATGGCTCTTCTATTAATGTATATGCAGTTAATCCAGCAGTATTAACAATATTCTGATATAATGCTGGTTGGCCATTAAAACCTGGATAACGATGTACATCAGTAAAAGTATTATCCAATGAGTTTTGTGCAATTGATATATCAGCACCAGACAATCCAGCATGAATAATATATGCTGTTTGATTGGATGAATTATCATCCAATATACTATTTACTAAATTATTTCGTTTAGTAATTTCTGTATAAATACTATTTAACCATTGTGCAGTAAGACCATGAGCGTAGTTAAATGTATTACCTAGAGCATATGCATTTTCACTTCCACCATATACTAAGCGCGAGTTAGACGATGCAGATGTAATACCCTGTCCGTCAATATAAGTACCCATATCTAAAGTAATAAACGCATCAATCTTATCAATACCAAGACTAGGTATATTACCACTAAATGATGAGAGTAGATTATAATCACCACCAATTATCACTTTTGCACCATACGAAAGAGCTGTAAGTGCAGTATAAAACTCCATACCAGTTCTACTTAGATAATACTCTCGATTAACTGGATCAAGATTAGTAAAAGCTCCAGTAATTCCTCTCCCAATATAATCTTGTCTTAATACACCACTACCAACCAGATCAGGTAATTGTGCTGTTACTTTATTTCCAGTATATGATCCAGGAAAAAATATATCATTTACATAATTAAATGCATTTGTTGTACCTATAGTTGCTGTAGAACTTTCCGCATTACCAACAATATCTGTAGCATTCCAAGTTCCAGGAATAAATTGACGTATAATATTATTAATATTATTATGAACATTATTTAAATAATTTACTAGTGCATTTGGGCTATCGAATACATATGCACCTGTAGTAGGATCACGGCCAGTTGTATTGGTGCCTGATATTGTACTGAATTGAAGTCCAGGAACACCAGAAGCTTGTACGATTTTTAATAATCCATATAAACCAGAAGCAGTTATACCCCGGGCTGATGCAGGATTACCTGTTCCTTGAGTATAATTTCCTGCAGAAAATGCTATTACAGCACGCTTAGTAGGATCTGCTTGCGGAGTTTCTTGTATCCAATTTGATGTAGCTGGGTTACTATCTATAAAATCATTAAAGGGATTAACCGGTGTAGTAGATGTTGGTGCTGGTGTGACTGCCATATTGATCCTCGTTACTATTTATATACTATTTTTTATGTCGGAAACCAAACAAAATTTCCATCCGACCATCCATCTTTTGTGACTTCATCTGGATCACGTTCATCTGCACTCATCATAAACAATGTATTGTCATCTTCTGGATTTGTTTCATTCTGAGAATATTTATTCTTGGCAGTCTCAATTAAGTCAGCAAAATATTCTTGACGAGTTAACCAAGAGTAAAATACCAGACACATAACCAAATCATCACTGTGGTTATCTTCCGCCCGAAAACTGTTTGCTTTTGAAACAAACGACATCAGTTCTTTCATGATTCGTTCGTCGTTTAAATAAATTTTATCTTCCTCGACTAACCGTTTAAGTACCGCACAACCAATTTTTTTAGTCTGAGTGGTAGTTCTAAGACCAAATTCAGCCCTACCGCGAGCAAATCCCTGAGACAATACTTGACCCTTCATTCCTTTATTTTGAGTCATCAGCAAATTTTCATAGCCTAGATCGTTGTAAAGTATTGATGCAACCTGTCCACCAACATCATTTACCTCAATAAGAACATAAGCTTCATTATATTTTTCGGCTACCACTTTAATAGTTGTTGGGAAAGAGAAGGGACTAATGGTATTATTTTGAAAACTAGCAACAACTTTATATGGTGATTGACTGCCTTCGATAACAATAAATGCCGAATAGTCTTGACCCTGCCCACGAGAAACATCTGCCATGATAAAATAAATACCGTTTGGATCGGGTTGTTCGAAAATCCTTAAACCTTCTGGAGTTTGTTCAATAGGATCATTGGGGGCTAAAATGTTCAGCTTAGATGATGAAACAAGTGTATTTGAAGATCCGATAAAGGAACATTCAAATTCTTGATTGAACTGTTCTGCACTGGTATTTGCAATCGTTTCTGTTTTCCATGCATCATCTCTATTTGGACCACCTGGATACAGAGGAACTTGTCTCCAGCTAATTTCTACTGGAACAAATTTATTCTTGAGTGGATGTCCTTCTGGACGAGATGCATTGATCCAAGTATTATGAAAATGGTTTAATCCGTGTGGAGTTGAAACAATTATAATTTTTGAGGTAGTACCAGCCGAAATAGTCGGATACGTAGATGCATAAAACTCTTCTGCAATATTTTGTGGAAGGTACGCAAACTCATCTAACAATAGAAAATTATAAGAACCACCACGGATAGCTGAAGCCGAAGTAGCCGCACACATAACGGAGGAACCATTTTCAAGACTTAGTGAAGTTTTATTCCACTCAAGCACACCTTGTTGCAAGTACTGTGGTAAATTTTCATAGGCTAACTGAAGTCTATTAAATAATTCAGTTGCAGTTTTTTGTTTATTTGCAAGAATAGCAACTTTAACATCTGGATGAAAGTTTACATAATGGTTGATATATCCAAGCACGCAGCTGGACTTACCACTCTGTCGAGGAAACTTTGATACCACAAATCGATTATCATGAATAGACTGAATAAAGTTTTTTTGATAATCATATAAGATAAACGGACTTAAACCTTTATCTAGAGTTACAATCTTAATATGATTTTCAATAAAGTGAATTGGGTCACGAGCACACTTGACATATTCGTCAAATTGGTCTTTGGTATAATTGACATTTATACCAGGTGCTTTAAGATTCGGGTTTGACCGATATCCTGTTCTGGGTTGACTCATTTATTTCTGCCTCCACATATTCTTTTTCTTTTTTTAATAAGGCTTGTAGATCTTTTGTTGTACCAACAAATATTGAATTATTTGTATTATTTTTTACAGTAACTTTATTTGTTTCTGCAAATTTTGTAGATACGTCCATTAGATTTACATTGATATCAGCTATTGTTTTAATCATAGTAGCAAGAACTTCATAAGCTCTTGGGTTGTCAGATTCAATAGCAACTTTCATTATTCCTTCTAAACTAACTGCCCCGCTAGAAATAAGATTTCTTAGATTCTGTCTGGCAAAATCGTAATCTTCACTTGCTGGTCCAGTAGCACCAGGTTTTACAATTTCTTGTTTGGTAGTTTCGTTTGTAGAGTCTATATGAAAAAACTGTTCTAAATTTTTATTTACATCTTTCATTTTTATTCTAACATAGCTTGCACATCGAGATTATAATCTTCAAGAAGATCAACAGCTTGGTTACCATTTGCTGGACCAAACATATAACCTTTTGCGATTAATCCTATACTAGACATATTTAGGCGGCGACTGCCAAAGTCTCCATCGTATCGTTCATTTAAATTAATACCGTTCATGATAACCAGTGGAACTGTTGTATCATCTCTATTTGCACCATAGTTAATTTTTAAATTAAATTCTGGATTAAAATATGGAATAATTTGTTCTGAAATTTGTAAAGTATCTGTAATATGTCTTGTGTACATAAACAAATTAAATGTTATGTTAATGGGTACTTCGACAAACATTTGTTTACCCTGATTGCCAACAACATCATATACATCTGTATTTACTTTGTTACGTCTACGGCTTGGATCAATGGCAATCTGGTTAACTGCAAAACTCATCTGCGGTAAACGTATACCTAATTTAGTATCATCGGTGATCGATGATTCTTCTAATAACCGCCGAATAAACTTTTCTTTAGGTGCATAAGTTAATGGAACACGAATATTTTTGTCAACTCCACTTTCTGGGTGAGCAACATAGATATTATTGAATAGTGTACCGAAAGCAATAACGACTTTTCGAAGATATGCGCCGTAATAATATTGAAACATTAATAATTACCTTCCGAGAATGGATCCGTATTGTCAAACGGGACCACATTATTTGCAAATCTTTCTTGTTCAAAATCCTCATTGTTTCCTTTGAGAGTCTTGTTGGTTCCGTAGGACATGTATCTATTAGTATCCGGAATAATGGAGCTAATAGACGCTGTGAGGCCTTGGTAGACTCCAGCCGTATCTCCGAGGGCTCTAAAGGTAGAAGCCGTGCTGAAGCTTCCGCTGATAATATTGATAAGCACTGGACTATAAGTTTCACCACCCCAAGATTCAATTTGACCAAATCCACCAGAACTACCAGAAATACCACTTTGCCTTACGTATTGTCCTGGATAGAAAGATGTAGCACCTATAAGATTGTACACATATAGGTTGTAGAAGGTTCTAAAGGCATTGTCATAAATTTCATTGATAGCAGTATTGCCTGTGGTAATTTTTTCCATACTGTAACTGAACATTTCACATGTCAATTCATAACTATGAAGTTTGCCTAATGCGTAGAATGGATTTTCATGCTCCACAAAGTTGATTTCAAATATACTTTTGGATAAAGGAAAATAGATTAGGTCACCTTCGCGTGGACGAATAATTGCAGGTTCTGCTGCACTTACTATGTCCTTGAATCTTTTCTTTGCAATAACCAGAGTAAGTTGATCTTTGACTTCAATACCAAACTGATTAATAATATCAGTTCCTTTGAACCCAGTATTTGTTTTGATATAGGCTTCAATGGTATAAGATGTAGAAAACGAAGTACCCATATCTTCACCAAAGATTTTATCAATATTTGCATATTGACGTGGAACATAAACCACATCTCTTCCGGTACCTTGAATAATTTCGATGGTTATAGATTCCATCAAATCTTGTTGTCCAGTATCGTCTTGAATATATGGGTTGGTAGTCATGGTTTAGCCTATCAGCATATCTGGTGGTGGCTCGTACATCTTGGTTATCTTATCTTCAATCTCTTCTATTTCTCGTAAGGCATCAGCCA